GTCCGGAGTTTTAACACGTCCTGCGCGGTTACTTCGGTGGGTCTTAGGTTGCTGTCTAGTTTTCGGTCGTTAGTAGGGATGTTATCGGAAATCCACGGAATTCCTTTAACGGTCCCACCGACCATCACAGCATCGTCTGATTGTCGAACCCTTAAGCAGCTCTGTGGAGGGCTGATTGAGGGGGATCGGAATCATCCTTGGCGTCGTTCCATCGGTGGTCTTTCGTCTCGTCAACGAATGTCCATCGCGATGTCACTATTCTTATTTCGGAAATGTATACCATCTCCGTTGCCTTCCTGTGACCTTTATGTTGAGAGGATGTCGAAAGAGTCCCCGTTACCAGACGGGGGTTTTTTAGAGTTCGTTCAGCGGGAGGTGCCGAAAATGTTTCGGCCTGGATGGGATAAGGTGTATTATCCTCGCGCGGTTCAGAACAGCGTTTTGCCTGTGAAGAGTTGCGTCCAGCGCGGTATGGGTGACGGCGGAGCTAGATTGGAAATTTTGACTCGTCCTCTTAAATGGAATACTAGAGAGGATTTTATGTTACGGGCTCTAGAAGAGGAGTCCAGGTCAAAATTTCTTCCGTCCCGCGTAACAGCGGTCGAGACGGGGGGCAAGTGGCGGATCGTTTCAATTGGCGATGTCGAACTGAACATCCTTCGTCCGCTTCATGCCGCTATCTATAACCGGCTATCCGCATTTGGCTGGCTCCTTCGGGGCGAGGCCAATGTAGGTAAGTTCAAAAACTTTGAAACCCGTGAGGGTGAAGTGTTCGTCAGTGGGGACTACGAGAGCGCCACCGACAATTTGAATCTTTGGGTACAGAAGTTGATACTTAGAAAGATTCTTCGTTCGGCAACGGGAGTGCCGGAACACATCAAAGAACTCGCCTACGATTCACAAGAGCTCGAGATTTCCTCCGGGGATTCTCTCGCTCGGGTGAGGAGCGGACAGTTAATGGGAAACCTCCTATCCTTCCCCCTCCTTTGTATAGTCAATTACTTAGCTTTCCGCTACTACGCAAAGGTCGGTCCCGAGGTCCCGGTCAGGATCAACGGTGACGACATAGTATTCCGTGCCCGGCACGAAGTGGCTCGTCGTTGGATGGATGGTGTGGTAGGATCCGGCCTAACCTTGAGTAAGGGCAAGACTCTTGTCAAGCCTCAGTACTTCTCCTTGAATTCCCGCCTCTTTCGAGCACGTAGATCTGGCTCGCCAGTCCTCGTGCCTTGCTTACGCTCAACTGCATTCGGGTTTGGTACCCTGGATGACGGTGTCGCCGGTCTGACCGGCCGTTGGCATCGCGTAAGAAAGGATTATCCGTGCTCCAAGAGAGTGTTGATGATCCTTGAAAGTTGGTTCCTCAAGGTGAATGTACGCTATATAGTGGC